ATGTGCCACCACTTTGAATCATGATGTCAGCTTGGTCAGTTGCACTGTAGTACCAGTATGTTCCGTCTGCTGGATCAATACTTGGTGCTGTTGCACTTGCAGTGTAAACTGGTGTTGAACCATAACCTAGTGGAATCCAGTTACTTAGGATTACATCACTGTCGTTACCTGCTCTGACTTGACCAGTTGTAACTGCGGTTGTAATGCCTGCATCTGCTACTGGTGTACCACTTGTGTCTTTAAGCACAATGTTACCGCCTAGTGTATGTTCAATTTGAACTGCACCAGTTGATAGTACTCTTGCTGTGGTGTTAGCAACGTTGGCTGCTGTAAATGCTGCAACAAAGTCTGCTGCGGTTGTGCCACCTAATGTAGCTGTAACTGCTGTTGTTAGTGTGGTGCTGTTTTTTGCACTTGCTTGAATTGTAAATGTTTCCAAGTTTACAAAAGTTGGAGCAGTTTCTGTTCCTGTTACCAGTGTTGCGCCAGTTGTGTATCTTTCAAACACTTTGTAAGTGTAAGTGTCGTTGCCACTTACATCATTTTGTGCATAAAGTGCGCCAGTTGCAATGTTTGTTCCGCCGCCTGCTGGATCAAGAGTTTTCTGTGCTGTTTGATCGTTTGCATAAACTGGGCAGTTCTGTGTAACAAAAGTGTCTGTTGTTGCATCATATTCTCTAACAACTAGGTTTGCACCTGAGTTAACGTTGTTGGTCTTTGCCCATACACTGCCTGTTGGATGAGGCTCACTGCCTGTTGCTGCCCAACTTGGGTTGGTATAGTTAGGTGACATTTGCAATGTTGGAGCATAGTAAGGCTTGGTTGCACTTGCAGTAATCTGTAGCTCTGAAAGCAATGTAGTACTGTTACCATTTTCCAGCATCAAGATGCCGTTGCCGTCGTCAGTTGATCCGTCATTTGAACCGTTACTATCAACATAGATGTTAAGTTTACCATTTGAAACAGTTGCACTGATGCCCGCAACAGCGGCACTATTGATGTCTGCGGCAAGAGTTGTAATTGTTGTTCCTGATAATGTAACTTCAACATCGTTCATATAGATGCTTTGACCTGTTGTAAGTGTTGGGTTTGTTGCACCACTTACCACTGTTGGCCATGAATTTTTCCAATCGTCACTGCCGACCAATACCCATGTATTAGCTGTAACACTGGCTGCACTGTTACCTGGTGATTTGTAGTAAACTGGATTGTTTACATTTGTTGTTACAACTGCATAATCGCCAATGCTACCAATTGAATCTTTTGGTACGCCAGCTGACAAATCACTTGCGTTAGTGATAACAATTGGAGTTTTGGCTGTAAATGTTTCAGTTGTAGCACTCCATTCAAAAGTACCCCAGGCTGTTGTGCCTGTATCTAACCAATATGTTCCGTTGGCTGGTTCGCCACTTGGACGAGTCAATGTAGCTGTTAGCTCACTGAGGTCAATGTCTGCTCTCTGAATGTATGCTCTGTTACTGATACCCAACACTGAGTATGCTGCAAGCAATCCGTATTCGTTAAGCTCATAACCGTTAATGCTTGTACCAGCACTTGTGCTGTAGAAGAACGGTGTGCCAAATGTTGCTGCCAAATCTCTCTGTGATGTAATTAAGTAAGGCTTGTTTGCATTGGCTGCTGTTGTGCCGGCTGCGACGCCGACGCCTGCTCCACTTACCTTGTTTTGTGCTGTTGCAACAAGGATAAACGGAACTGAATTAGTTGGGGCTGGAAGATAGTTACTTTCGTCGATGATGGTAACTTCTACGCCTGGTGATGTTAGTGCCATGTTTTTCTTCCTTTATAAAAGATGTTCTCTAATGATATTTATTAAAATCTACCAAAACTAGTGGTTAAAGCTGCCCTTTGCAAAGGTTTTGTTTGCTAAATACCCGTATGACCAGGCCTATTTGTAATGCATGTAACCGCCGTTTAGCTGCCGTAAACTATGTTCGCGAAGGCAAGACACACTATCGCACCAGATGTGATAGTTGCACAAGAAGAAATCGCAAGAAAAAACCGCCAGTTCCTAGATGGCAACAAAGCGGATTTCAAAAAAACACAATTTGTGATAGATGTGGATTCCATGCTGTTAGTGGTGCACAGATTTTGGTATATCATATGGATGGAAATCTCAACAATAGCAATCTTGCTAACTTGAGAAGTGTGTGCCTGAACTGCACAGTTGAAATCAATAGATTAGACTTGCCCTGGAGAGTTGGCGATCTTGTTGAGGACTAGTTGTCGAAGATCTTCAATAGTACCTTCGTTGTAAAGTGTAACATCAAACTTGTTGTTCATGTCAATCCACTTGTATTCACTTGAATGTACATCATACTCTTCCATTAGATTACTGCCGGTTGTATTATCTAACATAGCACAGCCATACCACTCAGGAATATCGCCACGTTGTACACGCCAAATTTCTCCGCCTAGTTCACGGATCATGTTTTGTTCATTCCTAAAACGCACATCAGGAATCACATAGTTGTCTGGATTGTCCAGCATGTGCTTTTTAAGAAGACTTACCCAGACTCCATCATGAAACCCATTACGCAAACAATCAGTGCCAAATAACTGAAGCACCAAACGAGGAGTGACTTCCATTTCTGTTTCAGCACTCCAAAAGTCGTCTCTTTGTTCACGCCACTGTCTTGATTCATCTGTGTCTCCTTCCAGCATTGCACGATCCCAACCAAAGATTGTGCTTACACCATCTTTGAGTTTGTCAGCAAAACTTACTTTAGTAAATCCTTGGTCAACTAGCACATCGGCAACAGTTCCTTTGCCGCTGCCGATGAGACCGCAAATACCTATAATCATACCAACGTTAGTTCCACTGTTCTGTGTTTTTTACTGTGTGCAATTACATCAACAATTTGATAATCTGTGCCAATACTGTTAAATGTATCTTGTCCATTGCGCAAATCAAAAATCAATCTTGTGTTTTTGTTGCTGTGTTTGCGAATAAAGTTAGTGTAGGTACTCATTGGATAGTGAGCACCGCAACTTTTAAAACTAAAGATCAGATCAAATGTTGTGGACTTCTTTAATTTGTCACAGTTCTCAGGAGTGAGATGTGTTCTTTTTAGTTCTAGTCTATCCCATTCTGCATTTAGTTCTGCTTTGCTGTGATAGTAGATAAAATTGTCAGCTTGCCCAAACTTGCCTTGGCGAGATTGTTCTTGATTGTTTTTTTCACTGACGCCTTCTATCAAATAAACGTCTGTGTTATATGCTTGCTGAAACCAAAGACTGTCGTAGGCTTGGCCACAACCAATTTCGCAACTGATGCCAACAGATTGATTGAGATACTGATCAACTGCTTCCCACTGCAATCTCTTGCTGTTATTGTATTCTTCGGTTTCCCAAAGTTCCATCCAGGTCTGTCCGTTAGTTCCATTTACAATTGGTATTTGTGTCATCGCAGTTCCTTTACTCCAAGATGTGCTAGTGTTTGCTGTAGCAAATCAATCTGCCGTTTGCAATCTTCTAGTGCGTGGTGACTTGCTTTGGGTTTAGGCAAGTTTGGATACAAACTATATACCGTTCTTGCGTCTCGCACACGCCAAAACTGCCACGGAACAGGCAAGCCTTCTTGCTTGTATGCGTTTTCGAGTATAACCATATCAAACGTTGTACCGTTAGCCCAAATAAGATTGCAGTGAAAACACAGTTTGCTTAGTTCTTCTAGTGCTTGTTTAAGTGGAATACGGCCTTCTTCACCGAATGCTTCGTCTTGTGCTTCGGCTGGTTGTGTTGCCCACCACTCGACCGTGGCATCATCAACATCACGGTTGGGTTGACTGTCAATGTCAACACGAGCGTAGTAGTCTTGAGGAAGATAGCCAGAGCCAATTGGATTAAATGTCTGGGCGGCAATAGTGAGGATACAAGCGTTAGGTGTTGTACTCACAGTTTCTAAATCAATCATTATATCTGTCATGTTTTTAGTTTAACAGAATAGCAATTGTTGTCAACCTATTTTCTGGTTTTTACTGTTTTTCTTGGCTTGACTGTGCCTTTGAGGCTGCTCTTTGGCTGCTTGTAGGCTTTCTTGACTTTGCCGCCACTGGTAACTGATGCTTTGCGCATCTTGTTAAGCATACTCAACAGTTTGCTTGCTGGGTTTACTCTTTTGGTCTTCTTAGCCTTACGAGCTGCTTGCTTGGCTTTGGTTTTGCGAGTCACTTTCATTTGCGCTCGCTTTTTTTGGTCAATTGGCTTGTCACAGTCTTTGGCATTTCCAACAACACGACCGCTTCTTGCACCTGAGGTGCAACGCCATTTTGTTTTTAGTTTGTTGCCTGCTCTACTAAACACCATTTCGTGTTCGGTAATAAACTCTTCTGCTCGCATTAGCCAATAACCCAAGTAAGTGGCTGACTACCATCAACATAGTTTTTAAGTTCTTCGATTTTTGCATCCATGATAGCAGAACCTTCTGCTTTCATTTGCGCACCATTGAGAGCGGTACCACCTTGTGGACCAGCAATAGTGGCAAATTTTTCACGAGCTTCGCCAATCATCAACTTGCAATTACCGATCATGTAATCTTTCATCCATTGTGATGTTGAAAAATCAGTTAGCAACTGTGCTTCTGGACGAAGATTGTAACACCAAAGCAGGATAACTTCGCCTGAACCTTTGATATCACGCATCAGTGTAAGCTGCTTGCTCGCACTGTTATAACTGTAGTTGAGGAAGCCGCCAAACATTCTGGCAGTTAGTTCAACATACTGTGAATAAAAATCATATGTTGCAAGGCCACCCATTTGGTTGCCATTTAACAAGTATGTGTTAAGCGCGGCTGCACTGAATGGTTCAAAGGCACTGCCTTCTCCGCCATTGTCCCAACCAATTGTGCGTCTAAATACCTGTCTAACTGTTTGAATTTCACTGGGCAGTGTGTAAACATTAACACCGTCTTGCAATTTTAAAAAGTTGTAGCTTTCTTCAAACGCATGCTCTGCTCGCTGACGATATGTGCCTAACGCTCTTTGGTATGCTGCTTCATAGTGTTCAGCATCTAACTCCAAGTCAATAATGCCATCGCCAAGTTGTAGTTTTACATAGTCGATAGCATCTTGTTTAAGAGTTTCGAGGGTTTGATCAAGTGTTACTGTTGCCATTATACTGTCCTTATACAGTATTTAGCAAGATTACCAAGCCTTGAGCAATACCACGTGTTCATTTCCACGTCCGTTGTACTTGACTTCAGTGGCTTTGATGTCTTGAAAGAACTTTCTATTAGCGGGTTTTCCACCTGACATTAGTGCTTTCAGTTGCTCTGCTGGCTTGCGCAGTGTTTTCATCACACTCTTATTAGGATCAAACCCAACCACACTGTTGCTTTTTACTGTGTAGTCTTTGATCATTTCATCAGCAATCAAA